TCGATATCATCCTTCATTGCCATTTTTGTTGCTGTGGCATACATCACTGCATCAGCGTCTTTACCGTATCGTTTTTTGAAGCCAGCTTTGTCTGATTTCATTGACTTTACAATTTTTTCTCTCTTGTCCATTTCGCCTTTGGTCATTTCTCTACCAGTTGTGCTGTGTTCACCACCATGCTTTTCTTCAATTTCATCTTCCATTGGTGCATCAGCAGTAGGATTTTCTAGATAATTTTTTACTGCTTGGATTTTGTCTGCCGCCACTGCTAACTTGTTTGTTATCCATGTCATGATCTCTTCATCACCAGGATTGTTTTTAAACATTTGGTTTAGTGCCATGGCATCTTTGGCGATCTGGGCAGTTTTGGCCTGCATAGAATCAGTGTCTGTGTGACCGTCTTCTGTTGCTTTATCCAAGTATTCTTGATATGTTACTGGCTCTTCTACTAAGTTAATCGCACTCAGAGCCTGCTTCATGTAATCAACTGATTGCTTATCTATAGACATAATGCTATTTAGTATAAAAACACACTGTTATACTAGTTTTTGCCAGAAGATTGATTCTGGAGTTTTTAAACTTTGTATAGCCACAGTAACATTTGACGCAAATAGTCCGTTTCTCCAGCGGAAAAATAGTTCTGCTTTTGCTGGATTTGGATTAGGTTTTTCATCCCCTTCAGGCTTTGCGTACATGGAAATAATAAAAAGGAAACTTGATGCCTTCCTGCCTTCTTTTGCTGGCGATAATCTTGCCACAAGATCGCCTACTGCTTCATCTTTTGGCACTACATACAAGCTTTGCGGAGTGGCATAAAAATATGATTTTGGTCCTATTCTAACCAATTGTTTTATAAGTTTTGGATTGTTAAGGGCGTTTTCGACCCTGCCCACTATTTCTGATGTTACCTTTTTTCTCAGTGGAGACATGAAATCGTTGTCTTGTTTAACTCCTTGCTTTACATACCAATCACCAAATACTCTATGTTGATCTAAATTTTGACCAGCATTTTTTAAAATATCATTTGCCGTTTGGTTTTCAACTTTTGTTAATTTTCCTGCACCTTTACCCTGCAGAGTAAATGTGTTGTTTTCCGGGTTGTATTCAACATAGTAATTAGGATCTCCAAACGATAACTGTCCTGGGCTTTGTTTTGCTTGTTTTAAAACAGATTTCATTGAATTTGACATCCAACTAGTGTATTCAGCAGGCGCTAGTGACTTAACATTATCAATGCCTTTAGGAGCGTCGATGCCAAAAGTTTTTGGCGATGTACTAAAAAGTGTTATACCACCTTTATCTTTTACTGATATTCCTCCAAAATCAGATTCCGAAAATTCTACATCAACTGGAGATCCATCAACACTAACATTGCTACCAGCCGCCCAGCCATACTTCGTAGGAAGTTTACCCATTTCTTTCTTTATCACTGGAAGATATTCATTCTTGACTTTGTTATACCATCCCATTACTTGTGGGATAGTCTTCTCGTTTAAAATTGGTAACACTAACTTTTTGATGTCATTCTCTAATTTATTGGGATCGCTTGAAATTGCTTTGAGATTAATCCAAGTATTAATAGGCTGTGTCATATCCAGTTTATTAATAGGAACTTTTAGAACATTAGGCATGGCAAGTAAAGATCCTATTTCACTGGTATATCTTACATCAGCTGATTTTCCGCCCATAAACAATAGTTCCCTATATTTCATTTCTAGTATACACCTTTATTTGTGCCTGTCAATCCCATGGATTTGTCTTTTTTAAGCACTACTTTATTGTTTTTTCTTGAAACCCTATATGGATATCTTAAAACACTAGGATGATATCCTAATTTTTTTTTAATTTCATACAGTCTCATTACTGTATTTACTTAACTGAATGGATCCAATCCGCAAATTCCTTACCTAATATATCATGTGAATTTTTTGTTAGGTCACAGTATTGAATAAAAAAGTTCTTAAGATCTTGTTGAAGTCTCACATCAGGTTTATTTGGTACCCTTAAAGCATCAGAAATAGATTGTAATTTTTCGAATGTGTTATGATAATCAAAGTAACTTTTGTTTTTTTGTAAAACATTTGCTATTTTATCAGAACATTTTAACCTTATGTGCCGTGGTAAGACGTCAATTGATTGGAATTCTGGCTCTTTAACCATTGTCTTATGATTATACATTTTGAGCCCACTTTGTGACTGCCATTCTAAAAACTGATCATAGTTTAACACAGTTAAGGCACTTATTGTTGCTGAGAAACTTAAATGAATGCCCAGATCCATTAGTTTGATAATATTTGGCTTGATGTCGTGCCACCTTGTTCCATATCTTGTGAATTCAGCAATTTTTCCTATGTTTTCAACACTACCTGTAATTTTTATTTGTTTAAAATATTTTGGTAGATCTTTAAACTTATCTAAATCATAATTGTTAGATGGGCATAAATTAGATGCTAGGGATATTCTTAGATGTTTTGCGTCTAGTGTTTTTAAAAAGTTAATAAATTTCCAAAAGTTCGGACTGTTACTTGGTTCACCACCTTCAAATTCTATATCCTGGATGTCCTTTATATTCTCTTTTATTGCGTCAAACAGTCTTTGATACATGTCTTTACGTTCTTCTGCTGTTTGTTTGAATCTGCTCATAATACTTTGATATCTTCTAGCTTTGTCTGTGTTAATATTTTTGAAAGGACCATTTTTCCTTAAGACATTCGCCCACGTAGAACTTTGGCTGTTGTCACAATATGAACAAGCAAAATTACATAAGTTGTCTAAATTTATTCCTACATAAGCTGGAACTACAACATCTTTATCAAAAGTCGAATTGTTAAATCCTCTCCTTACAAAGTTATTACTCATCCATATTCTATCACTTAACACCCCATGGGATTCATCCTTCCAACACGCACTACAACCTGCAGGTTTTTTTCCTGACCTCATTTCTTGCCTTTCTTTTATTTTTTGTGGAGTGTTAAAAAAATCTAAGCCACGAGCATTTTGCGGGATTTTGTGATATGGATTGATGTGGCAGTTTGCTGTTCTACCTTGCTCCATGTTAATTTGATTATAGTGCCACTTTGCATGACAAATTGTAGGAGATACTTTCTCGAGATCTTTTTTTATTTTACTTAGGTCTTTCACTATAATAATTATAGGTCAAAAACCATTAAAACAATATCTATGAACTAAGACTTGGTCTTAGTCCTTGTTCAATTTTTCCATCTGGTGCTTTTCTCTCAAGCATACCAACATACACAATAACTAGTCTACCAGTGGGCAACAAAACAGTTGCCTGCCACAGTTCGCCATTTTGGTCATCACCATATAAATCTGGATATACTTGAAGTTTTTCGGTCAATTGTACAACATAGTTGTAATTGCCATCAAACACACATTCGCCTGACTGTAAAGCAGATAGCCAAACTGTATCAGCTAGTGCCCTATCTTCTTTGGTATCGGTGGTCATCAGATCTGCCATTACTTCTAAAACATTAGATGTTTCACACATGGACACTACTCGGGCGTAGTCACCAGCATACCACCTATGATTTTCAGCATATAATAATTGTAATGTTAATAGACATATCGAAGTAGTCAATAGTAATATTTTTTTCATATACACATATATTTAATTTTTATTACAAACAACTTTCAATGAAATTGGCTAAAAAGTGTGCATATCAGCCATGCAGAAAAGTGTTAGTTAGCACCAACGTGTGTGGCGCCCATAGACTTGCCATCTCGTGCTATTTTGTTCATACGCATAATGACATCGTTAAAGTAGCCTTCACGCTTCCCACCTGATGAGATGGTCATGCCTCCTGGAGTTTTCTCAGTTTCAGGTTCCTGTGCCTGTGATGGTTTGCCTATGTTTTTTTGTAACCACTGTGTTGCTCTGGCAATGAATTCATCTATAGGAATACTACCAGCATACACATCATAACCTAATTCATCAAACACTTCTCCTGCATTATAATTTGATAGATTGAGATCATGATCTGGATTATAATCTGGATTTAAAAAATCTTTTGGATCACCGTCAAAATCTGTTTTATAAACTTCATCCTTGTATTGATCTTCATCTCCTGTCACCATACTAAAATATGTGTCTCCAGGATTTTTTTTGTAAGCATGGAAACTCATTGATTCTGATATTTTGGATATTTCGTTGTAACGCATTATAAACTACTTTTCAATTGTTGTATTGTATTATTTACCGATCCATTTGTGTGCTGTATACCAATCCCACCAGCATTTTTCCACTGTTTAATATTATATCCAAAATCATCTATTAGAATATTGGCTGTTCCATCAGGTTGTTGAGCATATGATCCTTTGTTTCCAGTGGCTGGCATGATGATTACTTCATTTGGTTGTGGTTGTAAATTTGTTTGTACCCATTGTCTTTTTTGTGACACAACATCTTTGTCACCTGCTAAAGCTTTAGAAAGTATTTTGTATTCACCTCCAAACAGTGTGGTTACTGCTTGTAATAATTTAGGCACATCAGATAGCACATCTAAGTTAATCCAAAAATCTTTTTTATTGGCTATTTGTTTTAACACGGCACTTATGGTGTCTTTTGAGGCATCCTTCCAACTTGACACTCCAGCCATGTTATTGAATGGTGTGTAAAAATCAGCAAGAACTCCATCCATATCCAAGTACAAAATGGGCCTTTTTTCAGTGGTTTCTAGTTCATACAGTAGCATTGTATCACTTGATTAGACGTAATGCTTTCATCATTTTGCTTAAAGTTTTTTTGTTGACATCTTTAGTAGTATTTTGTTTGGTAATTATTCCTACTCCAGCTGCCTCTTCTGGATTACGTTGGGTAACTGACGGGACTTTTGATCTTTGTTTATCCTTAGGATCAGTTTCTCTTGCTCCTCTGGCTTTGGCAGCTTTGGTTAATCGGCCTTTCACAAGATTACCTGTTTTGGTAAAATAAGTGCCAGGTGGTGCTTCTTTGGTTTCTATTTGTTTAATGATATCTTTTATTGTTTCTTTGATACCCATGCCCTGTCTTACAGCATCATAAATTTTTCTTTTAGTGTCTTCGTCACCAGCAAACATTGTGGCAAAACCATCAAAGTCTCCCTGGACCGCAGCTTCACGAGCTTTGGAAGCTGATACCCCTTCAAGTGTGTCTGCATCTGGATCTCTTTCTCCTGCTGATACAACATTTATAGTATCAAAATTATATTCCTTACCATTATACTTGTTTAATAATTCTTCAAATGATTTTACTCTGTCAGATCCTACAACCATGGTTACATTTTTGTGGCCTGCTATTTCCAAGAATTTCATTACGTCAATTATTGTCCTAATGCTAGTATCATTGATTATTCTATCTGCCATAGCAGGAAACTGGGCATCCATAAAAAATATTTTTTCGGATCTAGATAATGGATTTTTTTTAGAGTCTTGTGTTGGAGACACAAACACAAAATGCACATCACTGACAGAAGCAAGTTTGTCGTATAATTTTTTGTGTCCTATAGTTGGAGGATTGAAACGCCCAAATATAAATGCCGCTGTGCTATGTTCTACTTCTGTAATTTTCATCTTCGATCATTTCCTTGTACAGGTTGATAGCTACTTGTTTTTTTACTTCAGGAGTTATCATACTATAAGGGACTTTATTTTCTTTGGAAAATTTCATACACATATTATCAACTAACTCCATTACTCTATTTTTGTCCTTCGGATTTTTACGCATGTACAATTCAGTTGGAATAAAATGACGTCTATACAAGTCATCATCGTGGAAAATTATCTGTGTGATAGCTTGGCTTAGAGATTCATCATGCATGTTTGTATTTATTAGAACAGTTTTTCAAGCAACCATGTGTGTATAGGACAAGCAAATTTAAACTTTAAACACCCATTTTCACCTAAAATTAAACTTTTTGACTTAACAATCCCACTGTCTTTCACATAAAATTTAGCAAAATGTTCATCATCATTAATCATACTGTTGATAGTAACTCCGTCAAAGTCAATTTTTTTCAATTGAATATAAGAGTCTTCTAATACTTTTCCTAATTCATTAATTTTTGTATTTGACTCATTTTTTCCAAAAATATTGATACAAAATTCATGTTCTCCTTCTTGAAGTTTAATAGTCTTATTAAAGTTGTTTGATTGTAAACCACCAACATCTAAGTGTATGGTTCTGCCGTCTATTTGAAATTCTACATTTAATGGATGATCAATCCATATATGATCATAAGCACAATTAATTTTAGTTGGAAGCATTGTAAACAAATTCAAACCCAGCCATATTTCCTACGTATATATTTGGTTTTGTTTTTTTCAATGTAATTTTCAAATCTCCTGGTTGAATTACAGCAGTTACCCATCCATCAGTGTGATCTATAGTTTTAGCATCAACCCACTTGTCATTATCTGTGCAGTGGATTTTTATATTATCATCAAAGCTCATAGTAACATTGTACTATTGATTAATAATTTGTCAATGGTATGTGTTGTTATTTTTGGTAACCTACCGTGTCTCGTTGAATGTCTTTTTCAGGAAATTCAGCCCAGTATAATTCATAAGCAATGGTATCTTCCAACACTTCAAACTGATGCAGAAGTCCAGGCTTAACTTTGGTATACATACCGTCGGTAAGAATTGTTTCATCACATAGGTCATAATCTTTCTGCCAGACTCTTATTAAAAGTTTTCCTTTCTCAACAAAAAAACCATTCCATTTATATTCATGTAGATGCTTGGAACATACTCCGCCTTTGTTTGTTACTATCCTGTGAAATTCCAGCACTCCGTTGCGTTCAACTAGTTCTGAGGTTCCCCATACTTTACCTGCTATCATGCAGATAATTATATCATAATTTAAAAGTTAAGTTGAATTTTGGTTACTGATCCTGTTGTTACAGTTACCACAGATCTTACCCAAACAAAGTTTCCTGTAAAATTTTTGTAAGTTGTTGCAACTACAGAAGAACCATCTCCCACAGCAGTTCCGTCAATGTCAAAAAAATCGTCCGAAGTTGGGTCAGTTGCTAATGATGCCTGCATCTTAATTGTACCAACAAAATCTGATGAACAAATATAAGATACTGTGTGTAAACCGTCAGCATTTCCATAATATCCATCTGCTTTTACTTTTTCGGATATTGTTGCGGCTGTTGAATCGTCAGCATTGACCTGGGACTGGACTGTTGTGGATAGTGTTGGCATGTGTATATTTATGGCATCTCTGGATACAGACGTTCGATAGTTGTTTGATCCATGCCATTAAGTTGATGTACTTTTGAGGCTCCTACCACATATTCTCTTAGATTTTCTGGATCACAGCCTTTGACATAAATTTTTCCTTTTGGCGTTTCAGCACAGTCTTCATACAACAGATCTTTTGTGACCTGCACAGGTAGTCCACCTACGCCTGGAGCTGAAAATGTTGCGTTTATAATACAGTTTGTTTTTAGATATTGATGATCAATCATAAATTTTATTATTTTACTTTCCATTTTATTATCCTATAGTAAACTCATCTTTGTTTTTGTCAAAACTTATCGTAAGTGTCACGTCATGTAATGATTCAAATAGTATTTGTTTTGATAAAGGCAATTTTATCCTATTATTAATCACACGTTGTAGAGGTCTTGCTCCCATTTTCACATTGAATCCTTCTTCTATTAACTGTTTTTTAGCACTATCACTTAATTTTAAAATTATATTTTTGTCAGCTATTTGCGTGGACAAATGTTTAATAAATTTGTCTACAATATAATTCATGGTTGGTTTATCTAAAGGATTAAATCTTAGCACAGCATCGAGTCTGTTTCTGAATTCTGGGGAAAAATAATTATTGATATCGATTTCACCATCGTGTGTTTCATTTTCCATAAATCCAAGAGTATTCGCCTGCATGTCTTCTGCTCCAAGATTAGAAGTTAAAAGCAATACTGAATTGTTTAATTTAACTTTTTTGCCATTTGATGCTGTGATTACAGCATCGTCCATTGCTTGTAATAGAATGGTCATTACATCTCGATGTGCTTTCTCTACTTCATCGAATAATATTACAGCATTAGGATGTTTTTCTAATTCATTGATTAACTGTCCAGATCCAGTTGTTCCATCATCATATCCTACATAACCTGGAGGAGCACCAATTAGTTTCGCCACCGCATGTTTCTCTTGATATTCTGACATGTCAAATTTAACAAGTGGAACATTCATTCCTTCAGCAAGTTGTCTAGCAGTTTCTGTCTTGCCACAACCGGTTGGTCCAACGCATAGGAATGATCCAATCGGCTTGTTTTCCTGTTTAAGTCCGGCCTGGGCAATCAAAACTGTATCTACAAGCTTTTCGATTACATCATCCTGTCCAAACACCTGCGTTTTAATTGTTTCATTTAAATTTTCCAAAGACTCTGTCTTAGTTTGGATAATAGATTCAAATTTGACTCCAGATATTTTTGAAACTTGTTCTTGAATATCTTTAGTATCTACATCTCTAAAAGCGTCAAATATTTTAGCTTTAGCACATGCTCGATCTAATACATCAATTGATTTATCAGGAAGTTGCCTATCGGTTATGTACTTCACCGCATAATCTACACAGGCGTCTATTGATTCATCTGTGATTTTAACATTATGATATGCTTCAAATTGTTGTTTCAATCCGTGCATGATTTGTTTAGCATGGTCAATTGAAGGCTCTTCAATGTTTACCTTTGCGAATCTACGCATTAATGCTCTATCTTTTTCAAAATGTTTTCTATATTCCTCCCAAGTTGTCGAAGCAATAACTTTTAAATCACCTCTAGCTAGATGTGGCTTCAATAGGTTAGCAAGATCAACGCCACCTTGCCCACCTGACCCTGCTCCATGCATCATGTGTGCTTCATCTATGAACATTATTGCTTTGTTATTTTTTTCTAGTACATTCAACAATACCTTAAGGCGTTCTTCAAAGTCACCTCTGTACTTGGATCCTGCTATCAGTGATCCTACATCGACCGAATAAATTATATGATCTTTTAAAACGTCTGGTACTTGATTGTTTACAATCATATGTGCTAGTCCTTCTGCTATGGCAGTTTTTCCTACACCAGGATCGCCTATCATTATTGCATTATTTTTTATTTTCCTTCCCAACACTAGCACAATTTCATTTACTACATCTTGTCTGCCAATACAAGTGAATGTTTTATTTTGTTTCGCCTGTTCATTCAGATTAACTGTGTATTGTTTTAAAATTTTTGATGCCTGTTTTGATGATATTCTGGATTCTTCTATGTTGTCATCTCCAAATTCAGTCATATAATCTATAATTTGTTTTTTCGTGAAATGGTTTTTCTGTAGATAAAAGGTTGCGTATGATTCAGTTTCACTGAAAAACGAAAGTAACAAATGTAAAACGCTTACTTGTTCATGTCCTTGAAAAATTGCTGTGGTAAATGCCCTATTAACTGCTCTATCAGTGGTCTGGGTGCGTTTTGGATAGACATCATCTTTTGTTTTAATGTCATTCATTTTTTCTTTTATATGATTAGTCAAATCTAATTTTAAATTATCAAGATTCATTTTCTTATGGTTTTTACACATTTCTTCGATTTCCGGTTGTGCAATCATTATCATAAGAAGATGTTCTAAAGTAATGTATTCGTGTTTGTTAGATCTTGCTATTTTAATAGCATCATCAAAAATTGCTTTTAGTCTATCGTCTGCTTGTATCATTTGCTTTTCTCTGTTTTATCCTTGCTCTATCTAATTTAAGTTTACTGGCATGATCAATAAACAGCACTCCGTTGAGATGATCAATTTCATGCTGTATACATTGTGCCCATATATCTTCGAATCTGTCAACCTTTTCTTCTAATTTTTCATTATGATATTCAACCAAAATATATTTTGGCCTTGTGACCTGAAAAAATAAATTTGGAAAAGACAAACAGCCTTCTTCTTGTGATTGTTTTTCTTTTGAAGTTTCTATAATATGCGGATTGATAAAAGTTTTAGCATCACTGTTCATTACAAACATTCTCAATCCTACATTAACTTGGTTTGCCGCTAGACCCATTCCATTAGCTGCTACCATTGTTCTGTGCATTAAGTCAGATATTTTATCCCATTCAAGATCTTGTGTTATATCAGTTTCCGATAATTTGTGTCTTAACACAGGATTGCCCTCTAAGTTAAGTTTAAGAATACTTTTTTGAGATTCTGTCGATGTCATCTTTATCCTCTTTTGTTAAATTAGTAGGTATACTAACATTTATATGCACATACAAATGGCCAACTTGATTGTTTACATTGCTCATACCATGTTCTGGAATACGCATGGTAGTTCCAGGTTGAGTGCCAGCCGGCACTTTTACAGTAATTTTACTTTTGTCTATATGATCAACTATTATTTTTGTTCCTAGTATAGCATCATAACAATTTACAGTATGTTCTGTGTGCAGATCTAATTTATTTCTTTTAAACGTTTTGTGCGGCACCACATAAATTTTTATCAACAAATCACCAGGTGGCGCTTCTTTAATGGCATTGGTTCCTAAACCTTTGTATCTTATTGTTTGACCTGAATCTATTCCTTTTGGAATATCTACAGAAACTTTTTTTGGCAATTGATCGAGTGTAAACCATTTTTTGACTCCCTGGAATGAATCTTCTAAAGTGATTTCTAAACTGACTTGAATATTTTTATTTTGTGGCCGTCTTTGATATCTTCTATTTTGTCGAAATCCTTCACCAAAAAATTGTGCGAACATATCTTGCATGTCCAACGGATCGCCTTCGGAAAAATTAAAATTAAATCCATCTCCGCCAAATCTTTTTGATGCTTCAAACTGTTGCCTTTTATCGGCAGTTTTTATTTTATCGTATGCTTCGTTAATTTCCTTAAATTTATTTTCATCTCCTCCACGATCAGGATGATATTGGACAGCAAGTTTTCTAAATGCTTGTTTTATTTCTTGATCGGATGCAGATTGGTTAACACCTAAGGTTAAGTAAGGATCCATGTCCATAGTATATTATATAATGCTTATCTGTCAAATGACAAGTAACTTACTTGTCTTTTTTTGAAGTACCGGTGTACAAACCAAACCAAGCCGCTCCAGCACCTACTACAATTGAAACTAGCCCAGATTGTTCTATCGTTGGATTGGGAAGTTCCATGTACCATATAACCACTTTATAAAGTAAAAAGATGTATGTGCTGATAAAAACTCTTGGAAAAATTCTCCAAGAATCAACTGCTTTGGCTAAATGTATTAGCCATTGGAAAGGATTTTTAGATGAATCAGTTGTAGCTGTGTCAACTTCAAGTTCTAGTTCGATTTTTTTCTTAATATCTGCCATCAAACAATATTTAGTGCCCGCATGTTAAAAGCAACAATATATCTACTCTGGCTGCCTGATTCTACATAGTGTTTCAGCCATCCTGGGAAAATAATATAGGTACCCTCTTCTGCAGGATGTGAGTATCCGCAAGAAGGAAAAACAGTTGGTTTGGAATCTGTAGGACAATCTATGTAGGCTACACCACTCCATAAAGCTGGATAGTGGCAATGTTCTTTAGCTTTATCTTCACCTTGATAAAAAGCTCCCCAACAATCAGTAACCGTGATTGGATGAGCACTTTTGTGATGTTTTCTTTGGTGGAATGTTACGTGATCTTTTACTACATCAGCAATCTTTTTAAAACATTCCTGAGTTTCATGCAGTTTCCAGTCCGTCATTTTACATTTTAAATTAGTGCCGCTTTTTTGTACGTCTTCAGACAGATCTATGATTGATTTTACTTTTTGTTTAATGTCAGTAAAGTTTGGTATGTTGCCAGTTAATAATGAAACTTTGTTTTTATTTTCTAGGGCAACAATCATTAATCATTTTTTACAAATTTGCCATAAGCCATAAACAATGCCAACATATGCTAAAATTTTTGCCATGCTTCCAAAAGCAATTATTAATAAACAAGCAACAATTATTCCAGCCCCATGTAGTGTATCACGTTTTTTGATCTTATCTTTTATCCAAGTTACCATTTTATTTCTCCAATTTTTCGATACGTTTTTCAAGTTGGTCAATTTTCTTTGTGACATATGGATATTTCTTACGCCAAGCATCTTCAGGTTGTTGTAACCATGTCCATCCCCAGCGGTCAACAAGATAATCGACAATGGTATCGAACTTAGCATATAGCCATAGGCCTATGCGTGTTGATTTGAAATATGTTGAAAATGCCAATCCAAACAACGATCCAACAAGTGCGGTGTAGATCCACAGTCTATCAGAAGCCATTCTTTCAATCATTTCCCACATGTTAATATTTATAGTCCCATAATATCCTTTTAATTTGGTTTTGCCAATATTCTTTGTTTGAAAGTAATAATTGGTTCCGCAACACCCTAGCAGGTAACAAATTTTTTATCCTTTCTGGATATCTTTCTGACAGCAAATAGACACAGCTGTTTATTATCATCTCCAAACGCTTATTGTTATCTAATTCATTATCATAGGTCTGATCGACAATGTCATCATATGTGTCAATACCCCATGATCTTAGCAATTTAATACTATAAGGCACTCCTACAATAATTGGGATACAACCATAAAAAATACTCCATAGACTTTTTTCAGTTACATGCGTAATGTTTTTGGTATAAAAGTCAGTTTCGGTGACAAGTGCTATCAATGTATCATTGTATAAAGATTCTAAATTTAAACTTTGATCGAAATCGCCACCATCTTGATCTAGAAATTTTGGAGTTTGTATTATGTTTGATTTAATCGACTGTCTATAACTCCATTTAGTTTTTTCTAAAATTTTATTAACATGTAAAAGTTCTACAAATTTTTGCCTATGTGGTTTGTGCGTATTGTTTAAACACACAAATAGCTTATCAACAGATGGGTTCCATTTTGGAATTTTAAGGTTGTTTTTGGCCAGATAGAAGTATATGTAAAATGGAGCGTTAATGTGTTTGATATTTTGTTTTTTGTAAATGTTTTCATTATATGTGTTGTCGAAAACTATACATCTGTGTTTACAATTATAGGTGTCGAGTAAAGTGTTTAATTTTTTAATGTTGTTTGGATGATCGTCATGCAGATGTTCACAAGATTTGTCAATAATAATATTGTTGTTGCTGTTAACTTGATATTCAAACTGTTGAATTAAATTATTATAATTGTTGAAAAATAGATCATCATAATCTATTATATCAAAATCACTGAATTGTGTACCTGAAATTATTGGCCACAGTCGATGAGACTCATTTTTCATCAACAGTTTGATCGGACTCGTAGTATTCTCTGTATTGCTGTAAGGTTATTTTTTGTTTTATCATATAGGCACGTATCTGGGCAAAGTTTGTGCTTAATATTTCATAGTCGTCATCTGTTAGTCCAAATAACACAGGATCAATATTTTTTTCTTTGAGTTGTGCGAACACTTCTTCAGCATTTTCCGAAGTTATTATAATCCAATTTAGGTCTTCTATTTTAGGAGTATCAGGATCTGGAAGGTCTAATTTTGCCCTTGGTACTTCAGTTTTAAAAATCTCCAGTTGCTTTACAGAACTACAACTACTGAGTAGAAACGTAGTTAGGATTAGCAAGGGAAGGACATTCAGAATTGATTTCACTTGGTAAAACTGCATTTATTTCCTTTTCTGTTAGTGGTGCCCCCATGGCTATTTCCACACAGCGCAGAGCATTGTCAGAAGCACGGTTAATAACACGTTCAACAGATTCAGGCCTGTTCACAGCCAAATCACCTATGTCACGTTTTTTGCCTGATGCGTTTGTTTTGTTAAACTTGTCATCTAAATTTTGTAGTTCTCTTTGAAGAATATCTCTAGTTTCTTGTAGTTTTTTATTGGCAGCCATGATTGTTTCAAAGTCTGCCTTTTGTTGTTCTATAACTTTTTGTTGTGATGATACTGCTTCTTCTAGTTTGATCTGGTTGGCTTTGAGTATGGCATTGTCCGAACGGAGTTTCATAACATATAATCCAGCCCCTGCCAAAGAGCTTATCAAGATGCCCACCATCACAAGTTTAAAAGTTGAAAACATTATATCATTGACACAGCAAGTTCAGTTGTTTCAGTTACTCTGCGAGTCCAACCTTTGCCAAACGTATCAAAAGTCGAAAGACTTTCATAATACTTTTGTCTTTCTGCTTGGTAATTTTCTATTGTTGTCTGCACTCCATGTCCATCTACATAGTTGTCAAGTGCTTTAAGAGTGTTTGGGCCAATGCCGCCATCTGCTGTTGTTCCTATTAAAGTTTGTAGATATTTGGCCGCTCTGCCAGTACCTGCGTTGACTCCAAAGTCAAACACGCATAAATCAAGACCTGATGGTAATTGATCACCTTTTACTCTATCCCAATAATTTTTTTTGTATATTGGTTCTACGTCTTCTCTGGTCAAATCCTTCATATCTTTTACTCCACCGAATTCTTCGTAGACTTTCTTGGTAACGCCTAAATTTGTTTCTCCACCTGGATCTTTTGGATGATTTACATAACCCCCTTCGTGATGTAGTATTGTTTCCAAACATTTTATCCAATTTTTTGCCGCCATTTATAGCTCCTTTATTTTTGCTAAAATAGATTTAGTTCCTTTAGTTATTTTAAAGAGATCATCTACTTTTACAACTGAATACCCACCGCCTAACCAATGATTTATATAAGAGGCTTGTTCACTAGATTCTCTGTCTATTTTATATGTTCCCTGTATGTCTCGATCGAATGATTCAATTATCATTTCATGCTTTGTGAATGCTTTTTTAAGCATGACATTTTTGCCTTTAATTCTTTTTGTAATGACAGATGCTGATTCAAAGAATTTATTGATATCTTCATCAATGTTTTCATCTGTTAAAAACTTGTACTGGGAAGCTGAAGTTGGTATAACTGTGTTGAGATTTTCTTCGCTTAGTTGATAACTTTTATTCTGTTTATGGAAAATAAAACGCCATGGTAACATTCCGCTTACCTGTTCGATGTCTCTTACTAGTTCAACAATTTGTTTTGGTAAATTTTCGTTCCTTTCTAGTTCAACAAAAACATCATATCTTTTGTCATCATTTTTAGCAGGAGAATTATCAGCATCTAAAACAAATTTGTTACCTGTTTCAATGAAGTGAACTAAGTCTTGTGCAACTTCTTTGTTATCCGTTTGTAATTTTATCACTGACACATCTTCGTCATTGCCAAGTTTAGCCTGAAAATTGTCTATTGTTATCAGTTCACTTATGTGATTTTGCATTTCTAGATTTTTTATCGATTTCATAGTTCAGATGCGTCCTTAGGTGCTTGATCTATACTTGCCCCTGACACTGTTTTTGTAACTTGTGATTCGGCATTGAAGTCTTCTATGACTTGATTAGGGATTGTAATCTCAACTAACCAAACTGGAATCTCATCTAGTTTTGCTTTTTTAGTTCCAGGTCTATAATCCGCATATGATTCAATTTTGCGTGGCGTAAGTTTTACGTCTTTTTTATATCTTACTTTGCCGCCAATATTTAATATCCTCTTTCCAGCTTCAGGATCAGGCATCTCTTGTTTTTCCCACATAAATGTGGCAGACGTGTCATATTTTGTAACATGTGGACCATCTACAATCTCTCCAAGTGCCCAGTTTTTATAAGCATACATGTTTACATCATCTAAAACTTTTTCTAAGTTTACAATTGTTTCAACAATTTGATCAGAAGCATAAATTCTTTTTATATTTCTAATTATTTCAAGGGTATCAATCATAGTAAGATATTTATCGCTAAACAAATACACACGACAATTTTATAATACTAACACTTATTACTGTAACCTACTTCTCTAAATATTTTTGTATGCGTTCGCATAGACACAAACAATCGGAGAACATAATGAAACACAAAACTGTCTTATCCTTTGAAGATTTACGTGACGATTTTTCACGTTTTGAAGTACGCCCTAGATCAGCAAACCAGCACAAATACTGGAATATGCTAAAAGACGATAAAAAGTCAATTATTATCGCTCATGGCCCTGCAGGCTGCGGAAAAACGCTTTTAGCCACCCAAAATGGCATTGATCTTATGAAACAACAAAAGATAGGAAAGATAGTAATTACTCGCCCAGTGGTTGGCGCAGACGAAGATATTGGTTTTTTACCAGGATCGCTTCAAAGGAAAATGGAGCCATGGACTAGGCCTTTAATTGATATATTCTATAAAAATTATAGTGTAAACCGGGTACAGAAAATGATCAGAGATGAACAGATTGAAATTGCTCCACTGGCATTCATGCGAGGAAGAACTTTTGAAAATGCTTACATTATAGCTGATGAGATGCAGAACACCACAGTAAATCAATTTAAGATGTTATTAACAAGAATAGGTGAAGGATCTAAACTTGTGATTACAGGGGACCTCGATCAAACAGACCGAGGAAAAAATAATGGAATGGCAGACTTCCTACATAAACTATGGAGAAATTATTCGAAGTATATTACAAATGTACAATTAATGGGGGAGGATATAGTCAGGCATAAAGCAGTTACAGAAGCACTAAAAATTTATGAAGAAACTTGATTTAGTTCTTTAAGAACTGGATCCATGTACTGCTTGTAAGCTTTGTAAAAATATTCATGGAGTTGGTCATAGGTTAGTTTATCATCTAATCTATTTTTTTCAATTGTTTTTGTTTCCATGTTTAGAATAACAGAAGCACTAGCATCTTTGGCCCTGATCTTTGAGTCAAAAAATACCTGTTCGTCGTATTGTGTGTTATTAGGATCTTTTTGCCAATTAGGAATGGATGTGATGGAAGGATTTTTAGGAACCATTATATAGTTACAAATTAAGTATTTTGTTTTAGCCATTTTTAATTCTAGCAAGTTTGATCAATGTGGCTGATAAGTTTATTTCTGCTTCAGCTACAAATGAATGATCAACGATTCCTTGTTTAATAATGAGTGTAGCTTCATCTTGTTGATCTTCATTGTCCCCGAATATTTCAATGTTATCATACATCCAACGATAGATGTCTTCCATTTCTTCTGGTCGTGCCTGTGAACACAGTAATTTTCTTGCCTCAGTAATCTTACCCTGTTTGAACAGTTCTACCATTTCTATGCGATAATCCTGCTCGCCAACATCTGCTGTATTAGGTGCTTGTAGACTACCCTCGGATGAATTCATTTGTAGGGTATTAATACACTTTCTCAAATCAGGATAAGTTGCTTTCACATATGTGTCTAAAGTATCTAACTCAAATTGTACATCTTCTCCTACCAGTATCTCCGCCGCACGAGCAGTAAATTCTGTTTTATCTATTTTCTCAATATGAAATCCTTGACATCTTGAATGTAACGCTGGAATAACTCTATTTGGATAGTTACAAGTCAGTATAAATCTGGCTGACTGATGATACATTTCCATTACGCCACGCAACGCCGCTTGTCCATTGGGCGATATGTAATCTGCTTCATCAAGCAACACAACTTTAAATTCGCCAAATGGCATTGTTTGTACAAAGTTTGTAATTTTGTCACGGATAACATCAACTGAATTTTCTCTGGAAGCATTTATTTCAAGTATATCTGTACCAACAACTTCTAATAAGTTCAATAATATTTTTGCTAGTGTTGTTTTGCCAACTCCAGGAGCGCCTGAAAACAGAAGATGCGGGATTGATTTTGATTTTATCCATTGTTCAACTTGTTTCTTCTGAGACTCATCTCTGAACACATATCCCTCAAGTGTGTTAGGACGATATTTTTCTACCCAAAGTGTATTCATGCTTTTAATATAACAGAATTATTCAATGATGTCTATAAAATTATGATTTGTAGGGCGCAGTGGTTGTGTTAATATCTGGTTCTTCGTCAGTCATTAATAGGATGTCATTTTCATCCACCATTCTAACATCCATGTCTTGATTGTTTTCTTCCAGGATAATGCCTCTAGTCCAGCGTCCGTGAGCAACTAGTACCCATTGTCCTATTTCCAAATCTTTTTGTTCTGGCCCTATGGCATAGACTTTTGCCCATCTAGGATGTGTTCCTGCCGCAGTGCCGTCATCATCAGGAAGAATCAGTCCGCTTTTTGTTTTCAACATGCCAAAGTGCATATTTGATACCAGCACTCTTTTTTTTAACGGTTTTATTTTTCCTTGAACTCTAGTTGGCATTATTTTTCGTCACGTTTTTTTATAATTTTTCCGCCTTTACCTAAAGTATCACCTCTAGCATTGGTGTGAGTGTTGCCAACTGCTACGGTCTTTTCATGTTTTACTCTAAGGGCTTCGAAATCTACAGGCTTACCCTGCATCGAATAATATACTTTTTTTCCTTGTGCTTTTCTGGGCATTTTTTTCTCCTATCTCAAAAATTCCTTGTAGTCCAAATTATATTTAACAGGATCAATATAGTGGACATCTAGTAAATGAAGTACTAAACTACTCACACTTGATCCTCTTCCTATTCCCGATACAACATTGTTTGCCATACATGTATCCATTAGATGTTTTAAAAATTTTATTACATTTAACATGTTCCTTGATTTGTACTCATTCAATTCATCTAAAAGTCTTTGTTTGTAATCATTGCCAGTGTATCCTTTTGCCACTAGTTGATCGGAAAGATATTGAAAAATATTCATGTTTTTAATATTATCTGGCATTTTCCAATTCGATGACAAATTAGCATGATAATCTATAGGAGAATCTTTGATTGTTTTAATATCGTTTAGTTGTTCAATTTCAAAATTTTTTGAATATAAATTATGTTTGTGTAGTTCTTGTTGGTCTTCGAATCCACAATCACCTATGTTTTGGTTACAATATATCATAGAAATTATTTCATCAGAAGTAAATTTAACTTGGCCATATTCGTTACTGATCATTGTCCGCCTTTAATAATTCTAAAACCTTTTTCACTATCACTTATTGTAAAGCCAAGTTGTTCCCATGTCAATGAATTAGGCTTGGTATTTCCGAATCTTGGGGATGGATCCATCCACCATGGATTTTGTGTGTCTTGGTTACGCAATAGATCATATTCTGGTGAATCTTCAGAGATTATGAATCTTAAATTTTCACCTTGCCAAGATTCAATTTCTAGAGTATCTACACTTAGATGTTCTCCTGCTATAGCGTTTAGTTTCGAAAAAAGACAAACTCCTACAATTTGATCAACAGGTTCATTAAAAAAGTCTATGATTTCATTACTAAAATGTTCCAATGGTTTTAAGTTATTGTTTTGTACAAAAATACTGTTTTGAAGAACTTTAGCAAATACATATTTGTATTTTTCAAAGGACATATGTTGAGTTTTTATTTCATTGGTTTTTGGAGTCATGTGTATGCTTACCTCAGTATCGTTGGGCCAACATTTGTCTTTTAGGAAAAGTGTGTTTGTAAATCTGGTTTTCCAGATTATGCCGTCTTCATTTAACATTTATTAAATTATCAAATTGAGTATCAGCATCAGGATCATTATTTTTTTTGTCTAGTTTTCTTGTTTCGGATTCCAGCTGTAGGGTATTATTAATAGCCAGTAATTGATCATAAAAATTTTTATTATTCATTTTTAATGCTTGGTTTAATTTAATAGTAACATCTTTGATACGTGATTCCAACTCAGAATCAGACAGCCCTTTGGGGTCTAAAGTTGGGTGAAACATTTATTAACTGCCTGGATATTCAAGCACTTGTGAAGCAAGTTTTGTTGTGCCGCCATCAACTGAAAACACATCAAAAACAAATGTAGACTTTCTATTAGGAAATGCCTCTTGTTGTCCAAGAGTAGATGAATCTGGACTTTCAAAACTTGTAGGAAGTGATACCCCAGTAAGTGTCACTGAATGTGTCGAAGTGCCTTTAGTAAGTAGAATTTTCATACTAGCAAATGTATTAGTTGAGCCATCATCTTCTAATGGAAAGTTTGAAAAAGACAGTGTTACATCACCTGAAGTTGTTAGTGTTACTACATTGCCATCTTCGAAGTCACATGAGACAGATCCTGATACAGTGCCCTTGGCAACAATTTTTTGTCCCCAATCTTGTAAATTTGCTCGTTTTACATCGTGTCCATTAAAATCAGTGGTGGCATTTGTTGTTGCCCTTGATGATTGTAAAGCAGTTATTTCAGTAGCGGCAGTGCCTAACTGTGTTTTTATTTGGGAAAAATTGTCTCTAAATCCCTGTGAATCATTATCTTGTCCTGCGACAGGATAAGTTGCGTCAATTGATGTTGTTGTAATAGCACTTGTCATTTGTATTATTTATTAGAGTGATCGCACTAATTTCCTTTGTTTTGATACAGTAGTTATATTATCAAGAATGGATTTATTATTGAATAGTAGTTGTGTTTCTGGTGATGATTTTCTGTCAAAAGTTACTTCTTCACCAATAAATCTAGTACCATTATTGTCAAAAGTTGTGTGTTCGCCAACATCGTCTTGGCCAAATCGCAATGGCAAGTCTAATCCATCTGCTGTTAATAACTCTTCATCCGCTTTTACTAAATTTGTGTCAGCAGTAGCAGATATACTGGTATCGAAAGTAGTAACAACCTTTTTACCAAATGTTGTTTCTTTTAGCTTAACAACAATAGTTACTCCTGATCCTGGTGCTGTAGCAAATACTATCCTGGTGGTACTAGGATTTTGTATGTCTGTTGATAACACAGCACTATCTGTTGTGATCTCAGCAGTATCAGAAGTAACTGGAAAAGAAATAACAAATGATGAAGTTATTTCATCATCCAAAGTAACCACCACTTGTTGTGGCTTTGTAATTTTATATGGAGAATTAAAAGATACAGTTGATCCATCACCAGTATCAGTCACTGTGGTATCAAAATTAAATTTAGTACCTAAATTGTTATCGAATATCCATCTGTCAAACGATGCGGTTAGTGTTTGTATATCATAGGTGTTTTGATTCTGTATTCTATATAAAACTTTTGCGCCTTGTCCTGGTTTAACAAATTTGATTGGCAGAACAATTTTGTAACCTAACACTTGATTATCGTTTTGATAAGACTGCATCCAGCGAGGAAGATACTTATAGTTTTCAACTGTTGTTTGATTCTTTATCTCATCCTGCATATTAATGATGTCATTACTATACAAATTTTTAACATAACCTCCAGGTATGCTCATAGACATATCAGACAATAATCCTAACGAGTCTGCTCTTATTTGAGAAAGTATATTAGGTAATTTGGTGTTGTAATTTGTAAATTTGTTGGCGCCAGTCTTTGGATCTTCTAGTTCAGCATATATTACATCATACAGCACATCTCCTATATCGTCTTTTGCTTGTGCTACCTTAAATTCACCAAATCTTAATGTAAAGTCATAGGTATTATTTTTTAAGTATGATTGTAGTTCACTTAGAAACTTCAAGTGTACTCCAGAAAGGAACAGGAATTTTGGAAACTTGGTATCAAAATTAAGGTCATAAGGCCTAAATAAATCATCATTAGGAAATAATTTGTTGTCTGTTACAAAGTTTGTGAATGCATCTCTTTGTGTTTCGTCAACGAATATTTGGCCAAACACATTAGATATTTCATCATGTGTGTCTTTTAACACAGTAATTTTGAAACTTTGTTCGCTGGAGACGTTTCCAAATTGTCCTGTGGCCTTCACAGTAAAAACATAATCTCTGTCAGTTGTTGTGTTGCCATTATCAAATGTGGTTAATCCGTTGTCTACATCAAATACATCAGTGCCACACTTGCCTTGTACTCCGCCATCAACAGCAATTGAAAGTCCTGGAGGCAATCTACCTTCTTTATATTCATAACTCAATATAACATTTTGTGTGGAAGTTGCTTTGATTGTAAACAAACTTAACTTCCCAGTTGTTATTTTTCCTAGGTTTATTGTAGCACTCAAATCACTAGTTCCTTTTCAACTGGAGTCCATTGGACTGCCTGATATAATTCACCTAAAATATCAATTTGGAAACTTCTTGATATTTTTTGATCAACAAAAAATGCTGAACTTTTTGTAACTTCAATTGTAAAAGTAAAAGCTGTAACTGCTTGTGTAAATCTATTGACATAACCAAATATTGTTCCTGTTTGTGAATCAAGACTAAGTCCAGTTGGAAGTGTACCGGATGTTAATTTGTATGACAAAGAACTATCTCCGTCTAATCCTAAAGCGGCATCAGGATCTATAACCTGAAGTTTAATAATATGATAGTTGTCGTGTTTAAGATTTGCCAAGTTTCCTGCGGGTGTAATAAAATATAATGATCTAACATCTGAAGCATCAGCAGTAATTGTTGTATCATCAGTTGATAATGATAAAGTATCAGCCTTTACTTGTGACAGGCCACGTACATCAAGGCTAAACTTCCTATCACTGTGTGATATTCCATCAGACACTCGCACTGTAAATTCATATAATCTGTCAATTGAACCTGATCGTACAACAAGATCAAATGGTTGAGATTCATCAAATGCCACAGCATCAAATCCTAAAGCAGATGAATCGTAAGCAACTTGTGGCACAGGAAGTATTACGCCAGAAAGTTTTCCAGTCTCAGTGTTTAAAGTTACATTTCCTGGCAAATCGCCAGCAACAATTTTATAAAATTTTATATCAGAATCATTATCAGTAGCTACCAATTGGAAGTCTAAATATTCACCATCGTTAATTGTACCTAAAGATCCAGCTGCGGTGGTCCATGTTGGAGCATCAGATCCTTCAACAAACAGTTTAAATGTTCTATCAACACTATTGACGCCATCAGTTACCCTTACCACAAATTGTTTCTCCGTGCGTTCAATGACCTCAGTGGGTGTGCCTGATATCAATCCTGTTTTTGATAGGTTCAATCCAGAAGGCAGTGATCCAGCGTGTAATGAGAATGTTAGATTGTCTCCATCCGCATCAGTCACAGATAACTGATTGGAGTAACTAGTTCTTTCATCTATTTCGCCCAATGATCCAGAAGGAGTTTGCCAGGTTGGTAATGCCATTTGTAATATTTATTGGAAACAGTGGATGTGGAAACACCCACTGTTGATTTAGATTACTGTGAGTCTATGTTTGCGATACCTAATGCCGCAACTGATGTGGCATCAAAATCTTCATCGCCTACAGCAGCTCCACCTTGTGTAGCATTACCATCAGCGATAGACACCTTGAACTTGTCCGATCCTGATGAAGCATCTGCTCCAATACCACCCACAACAACGGTTCTGTTGGTTAGTTTAGAAGCGTTGTCTGTTGATGAGTCAAGAGGATTTATAACCGAAATCCTAAACTCGCCTTCACCTAATGCGCCGGCAGCTTTGTTTACTAGAGTGAGTACTTCTGTCACTGTTGATGAATCAGAAGGTTTTGTAGCGGAAACTTTGAACTTTCTTGTTGATCTTTGTGATACAATGAATGCACCTAAGCCTTCTTCAGCTCCTGCTTCTAGTTCTCCTGTTAGTCTGTAGTTGGTAACTTGGATCTTGCCTGAGCCGGATCCTATTTTACTTGGATTAATTGGTCTTCCCATTTTATTCTCCTTTTGTTTCTGTCCAACGTGGGTTCTAGCCACTACGCGGAGGATGTTACCGCATAAGTCTCACTTTTATGTGAGTTCTATTAGACTGTGTATTTAAGCACACAGTCTAATAAATTTATACTAGTTTAGATTTTATGTGCCGTCACCAAATCTATCTAAGTTCCAAGCGCCACCAGCAAACACACATATTGCTAATGTACGTTTAGGTGTTGATGAATCGCCTTCTGTGTTTCCTATGAAAGGCTTCCACTTGTAAGTGGCTAAAACATCACCATCGTCTGGATCTCTTACTTGGCTTAAAGTAACAGCTGTGTTAGCAATTGATCCTGTAGTGGAATCACCTCCAGCGATTGCTAGATACATTACTTGTCCTTCTGAACCAGCGGCAAGTGTGTAATCAGCTTCACCAGATGCTAATAAATGAACGCCAGCAGTTAAAGATAACGCTGTGGTGGATGTTGTTAAATCATTCTGGACTTGATTTTCAAAAAATTGTCCAGCAACTTTTCCGGCCAACACAGTTAAAGATCCACCATTTACTTGGACAGGATCTTGGAAAATAACTGATGAAGAGTCTTCACAACCAATTTGATTAACAATAAGAGTTTCATTTACTTTCAAAATCTCATTGATTTCTAGTTCTGAAGAGTCAGATGAAGATATAGGTCCATTGATAATCACGCCGCCTGTGCCTTGTGGTTGTAGCACAATGTTTCCGTTTGTGGTCAAATTATTGATCTGCACATCGTTTGTGTTTGCGTCTTTTATCTCTCCGTTTGTGTTAAATTTAACAGCACCGCTACCAATTTTATTAATATTGTTTTGTGTTCCAAAATCACCTGAAATAAAACCATTCAAGTTGTCAGCTGTTACAAAACTAGCAAACACACCGTCAGTGGCATCAATGCTACCTTCTACAAAAACTGATCTCGATGATGAATCGTTGTTGTCGACATGCAGGGTTCCTCTGATCTGCATGGAATCTTCTACAACGATGCTTTGACCATCAATAGCATTCATGTTTTGTGTGTCAATATTAGCAACGATAGTTGCTGTAGCAGTATCAGTTACAGCAGTTGTTACTGAATCATCTGATGTTGATGTTACTGCCTTAAATTTATCTTCACCTTCATTCCAATAGAAAAACGCAGAATCAAGTGCCGCGCCTCTGTTTATAAAAATACCAGCGTCAACATCTCCACCAGAGGAGTTTCTGTTGAGTTCTAATAAATTGTCCTCTACCTGTAAAGAGGTTGTATTGATTTCTGTTGATGAGCCTCTTACTTCTAATGGGCCATTAATAAAAACTGTGCCTGTACCGTTTGGGTCTATAGTGATATCGCCATTGGTAATTGTGTTAGTGATTGTTGATCCTGAAAGTGTTATGTTTGAAAGTGATGAACCACCTAGTTTGTCATACACTTCATTGAAGTTGTCGTTTATTTTATCAAACGCCGTTCTAAGCGGATCACCGGTTCCGTCGTTTGCCGCCGATCCTATGTTAATACTCTGTTGTGACATATTATGTTCTCCTCTGGTAAGTTTATTTACTAAATATTTCTACAAACCTAAAGTAAATGTTTATCAAAGAAACCACAGAAATACATCTACACCAGCGTCGATCTAAGTTGGGAAATCTACATAATTTTAAAAGACGCAGGACTGTGTGTCACTTTCAGTGCGATTCTTGTAATAAAGGATTTTTAAGAGCTAAATCAAAAGTAACTCCTTCGAGAGCTTCTAACAAGTTTCATCATGTTTGTCCAAAGTGTGATGTTTATAGATATGCCCAAAAGGTGGGCGTTGAGATGCGTAAAATTTATAGGATTGACGCTAGTTCAACTGAGATAAAACTGTGATTAAAAAAATGAATGTATATCTTTGTCAATTTAACATTGAAACCCCTTCAGAATCACAGCATGAGTTTATGTATTTTCCATACAGTGTAGGAGTGCTCTGGGCTAATGCTACGTTAGACCAAAACATTATGAAACACTTTGCTTTGAAAGAATTTTTAATAAAGAAAGAACCGATTGAAGACATTGTCAATAGTTTAGACAACCCTGCTATATTTGGTTTTAGCAGTTTTGTTTGGAATCATCAATATAATGTTACTTTAGCAAAAGCAATTAAAAAAAAATTTCCAAGTTGTATTATATTCTTTGGCGGTCCAAGTGTACCATATCAGGATGAAAATTTTTTAAAAGAAAATAATTTTATTGATTTTGTAATTTATAGAGAAGGAGAATTAGCGTTTGTTAATTTATTGAACCATATTTTAGGAAAAGAAGTCGACATGGGTAGCATTGGATACTTAGAAGAGAATACACTGAAAACTTTTCCATGTCATCGGATAGTAAACTTAGATGATATTCCAAGTCCTTACACTTTGGGATTGTTTGATGATCTAATTAAAAAATACAAAGGAACCAAAGTAGTTTTAAATGCTATAATAGAAACAAATAGAGGATGTCCTTTTGGTTGTACTTTTTGTGATTGGGGGAATCTAGAATTTGGTAAAGTAAAAAAAGTTGGAATACATCGAGTAAAACAAGAACTTGAATGGATGGCAAAAAATGAAGTTGAACTAGTTTCTAATGCTGATGCTAACTTTGGCATTTTTAAAGACAGAGATGTAGAAATAGCTGAATACATGGTACAGTTACACAACAAATACAACTATCCACAAATATTTGATACCAACTGGAACAAAGTGTTTACAGAATCACTTTTGGATATTGTGAGACCATTGACAGAAAAAAAACTTGTAAGACGTTTTATGGCATCATTCCAATCTCTAAATGAACTTACAGGCAAAGCAATTAAAAGGAAAAATATATCTTTAGAAAATTTTTATAAAATTTTTAAGATATGTGAAGAAAATGATGTGAACATTGCCACAGAACTAATTTTGCCTTTGCCCGAAGAAACCTATGATAGTTTTGTCTCGACACTTGAAAGATTTCATGATCTAGGTATAGTGGCTACAGTAAATTTATTAACAATGTTACCCAATGCTGAGATGTCATCTCCAGAGTATAGAAAAAAATATGGCATCATTACACAAACTAATCAAATAGGTGACAGTCCTTATGTTAAAGAAGTGGTTGAAAAAGTAATTGGTACAAATTCTATGAGTGTAAAAGAATTTGAAAAAGCCAGCACTATTACATTTTTAATGGAACATTTGAACAGTAGTGGCTTTTGTGATGTTGTCTGTCGGTACATATCAAAACAGAAAAATATAAAGCTCACAGACGTGTATTATAGTTTGTATGAATATTTTGTAGGAAACTCAAGCACAGTACTATACAGTCACTTTCAAATATTAGTTGATCATGTTGAACAAAGAAACACAGAAAAATTATTAGAAGGAATACAGTTCATTGGCATGTTTAACGACATAGGAGATTATCAAAGAAATAAGTTTTTACAAGAATTAGACACATTTATGAAAACATATGATGTATTCCAGACAGAAGATGTAATCAAATTACAAAACCATAAACAAAAACATTTTGGTCAAGAATTAGAATATGAAATATTAATGGATACAAATGTTTTTGAATATTTGTATGCTGATGAAAATTTAAAAGAACAGCAGAATGTTTATGTAGTAAAAAATTCTGGCATTGAAAAAAAATTTAAGACGTATGGAAATTTTATTGTATCTAGCAGATTAAATCAAAATTGGAAAACCAAAGTTGTCAAAAAATAGATATACTAGCCAGATGATACTTTAAGAACACCTGAATCATTATACAGTTGACCTGCGTTTCCTGGATCAGATGTAGGAAGATTTGCCATCATTACTACAATCCCGTTTATGGTCAGTCCATCTTCCACAGTAACTTGTGAAGAGTCACTTGACGAAATTACATTTGTATCTAAATTGCTAATTTGTATCGCAGAGGAATCAGCACCAACAATTTCATCAACTTCTAATCTTCCTGAAACTTTTGCTCCTGTGTGTGTTACTCTTAATCTTTCAGATAAAGATGATCCATCATGTGTTTTAAAAAACAATGTATTTGATGTGCCTGATGTGCCATCCATCATAAATTCTGCTCTTACATTGC